AAATCCAGAACAGTTGGCCTCTTTACTGCTTGGTGCTTGGGAGTAGATACTTCAAATTCTGTAATTACTGCATCCTATAATGAATCAATTGGTACAATATTTTCACGCAATTGCAGGGACTTAATTTCAGAAGAAAAGCATGGAAGTTCAAAAATAATCTATTCAGATATATTTCCAAAAACTGTAATCAAAAAAGGCAACAGTGCTGTCAATGATTGGACAATTGAGGGTGGATTCAATAGTTATTATGGTGGAGGTTTCGGTTCTAGTTTTACTGGTCGAGGATGTAAACTTCTTATTGTAGATGATCCAATAAAATCAGCAGAAGAAGCCTTAAATGATAATGTCTTAGAAAAAATCTATACCCAATATACTGATACTTTAATGTCTCGTGTTGAGGGTAGTGGTATTACAATAATTATTCAAACTAGATGGAATAAAAAGGATTTAATCGGAAGAGTTTTAGTTTCTGATAGAGATTCGTTTTATGAAGTAAATCTAAAAGCATACGATGAGAAAAGAACCGATGATAAAATGCTCTGTTCTTCAATCCTAAATCATGAAAAATATCTTTCTCTAAAAAGATCAATGTCTGAATTAATTTTTATGGCAAATTATAATCAAGTTTGCATTGATATGAAAGGTGCTCTATACCAAAACCTTAAAAAATATGAAACAGTCCCTTCAGATGAAAATGACAATCCTTTATTTGAGTCAATAGTTTGTTTTGTAGATACTGCCGACACTGGTAAGGATTATCTATGTGCTATTGTTGCAGGAGTTTACAACCATCAACTATATATTTTAGATGTTGTTTATACTCAAGATTCCATGGAGAAAACTGAGGGACTAGTGGTCGATATGCTTTACAGAAACAATGTAAATCAATGTATCGTCGAGGCTAACAATGGTGGTAAAGGATTTGCCAGAAGATTAATTGATTTAATGCTTGAAAGATATCATACTAATAGAACTGTAATTAAATGGAAACAACAAACTAAAAATAAATTAACTAGAATATTAATTGCTAGTTCATGGATTCAAGAAAATGTATATTTCCCTATAAATATTCAAGATAGATTTGAAGAGTTTTGGGAAAGTATTATCACATTTTCTAAATCAGGTAAAAATGCTTTTGATGATGCAGAGGATGCATTAACCGCACTATCTGAAAACTTTGGTGATGGTCTTAAAACAGTAAACAGAGCATCTAGCGTAAAAATAGCAGGAATATAAGAGAGGTGAGAATGTGGCTGTAAGTGACAATATAAAAATTACTATGGATATAAAAGATGAGGATATTACTCCTGAATTAATTAATAAACTTTTAGATATACATCAATCTGTAGTATTTAATAGATTTAAAATACTAGATGATTATTACAAGTCTAAACATGATATTCTAAATAGAGTTATTGAAGATCCAGATAAGCCAAATAATAAACCTGTTACTAGTTTTTGTACTTATATTACAGATACTTTGACAGGTTTTTTTGTTGGTAAACCTATCTCATATACTTCAAAAAATAAAGAATATCTAAAAGTATTATCAGATATATTTGATGCTAATGATGAAAAGGCTGAAAATCATGATCTAGCGCATAAAGCTTCAATTAAAGGTCAATCATTTGAATTGGTATATACAGATGAAGAAAGTAATATATGTTTTGATTGTTTAGATACTGATTCGGTTATTATGGTTTACGATAATACTATTAAAAATAATCCTTGTATGGCAATTAGATATTATTATATTTATGATTATTTAAAAGATAGTAAAACTGTAAAAATTGATATATATACTAAAACGAATATATATCATTATACAAGTATTGACAGTAATTTAACATTTGATAGTTTAGAAGAACATTACTTTGGAGAAGTTCCAATTATTGAGTATCCAAACAATAGATATAGGCGTGGAGATTTTGAAAATGTAATTACTCTAAACGATATTTATAACAAAAATAATGCAGATATTTCCAATGACGTTGAATATTTTAGTAACGCCTATTTAGTTTTGGAAAATATGTCTGGTACAACTGGCGAGGACATTAAAACCATCAATGAAAATAGGGTTATCTTAACCAGTGAAAATGGTAAGGCATACTTTCTTACTAAACAATTAAATGATCAAGTAGTAAATAATCATAGGAATAACTTGAGTGAGGATATCCATAAAGTATCCTATGTTCCTGATCTATCAAAAGAAATCAATTCTAACGTATCAGGTTCAGCTCTTAGGCAACGTTTCTTCAACACTGAGCAAACCATCGTAAACAAAGAGCGGAAGTTTAAGAAAGCTATTGAGACTAGAATTAGATTAATTACTAAAATATGGAACCTTAAGAATTCAACAGATTATAATTATAAAGATATAATTATAACTTTCTCAAGAAACATTCCTATAAATTTAATTGAACTTTCAGATTCAGCATCTAAATTTGCAGGTTTAGTTTCCAAGAAAACTTTACTTGCAAATATGCCTTTTGTGGAAGATGTTGATGCAGAGTTATTGCAATTAGAAAAAGAGCAGAACGCAAACATTGATCTTGATAATCTCCATACTGATACAGATACAGGTGATGAAGTTGTCGAGTAATAGAGAATATTGGCTTGAACGATTAGATAAATTAACTAATAAATTGATGAATAAAGAAGAAAAAGACACATTCAAATTTCTCAAAACATATAAATCTTCTTTAACTGAGATTCAAACTTATATAAATTTTCTATTCTCCAAATATTCCACTGATGGGATTTTATCTTTAAGTGAAATGTATAAATTTAATCGTTATCAATTGATGGAGAAAGAAATTACTGCAATTGTTAAAGAATTAGATTCTAGTGAAGTCAAATATATGACTGGAGCATTGAAAGAAACTTATATTGCTTCATTCGTAGAAACTGGTGCATTATTTGTGGTAGTCAATCCAAAAATAAAGATAGATTTCGGTATTATCAATAAAGATGCTGTTGCTAAGGCTCTTAATTATCCTTGGAGTGGAGATATGTTTTCTTCTAGGATTCATAAGAATACATCAAAACTAATAACTAATTTAAGGCAGACAATAACACAGGGATTTGTCCAAGGTAAAAGTATTAGTCAAATGTCTAAGGACTTGAATTATGTGATGTCAGTTGGAGCAAACAATTCAAGAAGACTTATTCGAACCGAGAGTATGCATGTTATCGCTGCTAGTCACCATGACGTTTATACTAAGGCAAAAGTTGATAAGGTAGAATTTGTTACAGCAAAAGACGATAGAGTTTGTAATATATGTAAACCCTTGGATGGAAAGATATTTTCGATTAATGAAGCACCAATGATACCTTTACATGCAAATTCAAGATCAATATTAATACCAGTTTTTGAGTAAAGCACTGATTATAGTGCTTTATTTTTATTTAAAAAACAATAAAAATTAATTGCGTCTTTGGTTCAGAAGAGTCAATAGGGGCAGAAAGAGGTTGTATATTATGGCAATTGAAAATTTTGATGAGGTAAAAACATATTTCGAGGCTAACAAAGACAATGAAGATGTAAAGGGATTCGTAAATGGGTTCACTAGTTTGGACGTATTTAAGAATAAAATTACAAGCGATGCAGATTTTAAATCCTTTATGGATAGCACAAAAGACCAACATGCAACTAAGCATCTTTCTACTTGGCAACAAAATAATTTAAAAGGTTTGGTTGATGCAAAAGTTAAAGAATTATATCCAGATATCGACCCTAAAGATAAGGCATTAGCAGAAATGAAGGCAGAATTTGAAGCTATGAAACAAGCTACAGCAAGAGAAAAAATTACAAATTCTGCTTTAAAACTAGCTGGAGATAAGCAACTTCCTCTTGAACTTATTGACTTTATGGTTGGAGACAGTGAGGAAGTTACAAACTCTAATATTGCTAAACTTGAAGCTGTTTTTGCATCTACAGTCAATAAAATGGTTGAAGAAAAACTTAGAGGTAAAACCCCATCAGGTGGTGGAGGTAGTGGTAATTCAGAAATAGACACTTTGGAAATAGAACGACAGGCAGCATTAAAGGCAAGTAATATGCCTTTAGCTATTTCAATTAAAAATAAGATTGTAGCATTACAAAATAAAAAATAAATTAAAAAAATAGAATGGGGATTGATTTAAAATGGCAAATGTAGCAGCAGGAACAGTATGGAACCTTCCAAATTACACAGGAGAACTTTTTACTTCAGATGTTAAAGCAACACCTTTCCTTAGCATGATTGGCGGCCTCACGGGTGGAATGATGACAGATAATTTTGAATTTGCAACAAGTTCACAATATAATCATGAGACAGCAGCGCAACCGGCAATTACGGAGACTGCAAGTCTGACCGCACCAACCGCAATTTCTTATGTTCGTGGTCAAGATAAGAATGTAACTCAAATTTTTCAAGAAACTGTATCTATTTCCTATGCAAAAATGAGTAATGCAGGAAGACTTACAGGTATTAATACAGCAGGGGCAACGAACAACGCACCTTCTGAAAAAGATTTTCAAATTGCAATGGCACTAGAAAAGATTGCTAGAGATGCAGAATATACGTTTTTGAATGGAGTATATGCAATTGCAGCCAACGCAGGTCAAGCAAACAAAACTAGAGGTATGATTGCATTATGCACGGTGAACACTGTTGATGCTAATGCAGTTAAATTAAAGAAAGAATTAATGGATGAATTGTTACTTGAAATGTTTACTAATGGAGCACAATTTAAAGATATGGTTCTCTTTTGTGGTGGATTCCAAAAGCAATTGATTTCTAATATTTATGGTTATGCACCTACTGATAGAAATGTTGGTGGAGTAAATATTAAGCAAATCGAAACTGACTTTGGAAACATTGGTATTGCTGATCCACATCGTTTTATGCCAGCAAGCACTATTGGTATTTTTGATATGTCAGTTGTTGCACCTGTATTCCAACCTGTACCTGAAAAAGGAAATCTTTTCTATGAAGAACTTTCTAAAGTTGGAGCAAGTGAGTCTGGAATGATTTTTGGTCAAATGGGATTAGCTCACGGGCCAAGTTTCATGCACGGAACTATTACTAATTTGGCAATTGTATAATTAGTTAAATTTAGTATTTTCTAGAGTGGAAGTTTTATCCACTCTAGAATTTTTTATTTATTAGAAAGGGGCAAAGTAATGAGTGATATTCTTAGCAAAATTGGTTTAAGTCCTGAATTAAAAAAGGAAATTCAACTTAGAGATAAAGCATTATCAGGTGATTTAGTTTGGGTTGTAACTCCTGCAACAGCGGGTCAAGTAGCAAAAGCAACAGCATGGACTAGAAGTGTGGTTGTAGAATTAAAAACAGCATCAGGTGAGGTTCATACATGGTTTAGTAAAACAATTGCTTCTGGTGTGTCTGTTGGAGATACTAGTGTAGCCGGAACAGCAACGATTCCTGCAACTACTCTTACAATCGTAAATGGTAGAGCAACTGTTGTTGTATCAGGAGATGCACAAGCATGGCTTGCAAATGAAACAGATACTTTGACTGTCGCACAAGCAACTATTTTAGGTTATACCGTAGCAGCTAAAACGAGCGTAGAAACTTTTACAGCATAACAATTATTAATATAAGTAGAGACACGTAATTAAGTTGCGTGTCTTTTTGTTATATTTGAGGTGAATAAATGTTAGAAAATATTAAATTACTGCTTGGTATCACAGATGATATTAAGGATAACCAATTAAATTATCTTATCAATATAACTGAGCGTAAAGTATTAGACTATTGTAATATACTGGAAGTTCCGTTAGAAGCAGAATCTATTGTCGAGGAATTAGTGGTAATCAGATACAATAAATTAGGTGTGGAAGGTATACAGTCGGAATCTTATTCAGGCATCTCTAAAACTTTTATTTCAGATATCCCATCGGATATAAAGACACAATTGAATGCTTATAGAAGGCTTAAAACGATATGAGTATCAGTAGAAATATGCAAACAATGATGTTGCAAGTTAGGACTAAAACAAGATCCCCATCGGGGCAATGGGTAGAAGCTTGGGTTGATGTAAAAAATATTGAAGTGGGTATATATCCTGCTAGTTATACGATATTGACTAGTTCTAACATTAAATATTCCGAGTCAACCAATACAGGATTGACTCTTTGCAAAGACATAAAAGAAGTAGTAAATAGAATCGTAAAAGGGACAGAAATTTATGATATTACATTTGCTAATAATGCTGGTAGATATGCTCAATTATTTTTAAAACGAGTGGTTTACAATGGATAATATTATCTTGACTATGACTCAAGCAATAGAAATTTTAGATAATAAAAAGTCTCAAATTGAATTATTGCTACAAGAAGGTTTAGAAAAAGCTTTAATATTAATGGAAAGCGATGCAAAAAGAGAATGTGACGCTATAGATGAGGGACTATTAAGAGCGAGTATAAACCATGCTAAAGAATCCGATGATAATGAAATTAGAGGTCGCGTAGGCACAAATTTGGAATATGCACCATATGTTCATTATGGCACAGGTATTTATGCAACAGACGGAAACGGAAGAAAAACTGGTTGGTGGTTTGAAGGTGATAGTGTCAAATGGCGTGGAAAGCACTTTACTAGAGGACAAAAACCTCATCCATTCTTACAAAAGAGTATGGATAAAAATAGGGATAAGTTAGCAAACATTTTCAAGAAAGCAACGGAGGGATTGACTTGATTTATGCTATACTCAATAAGTTGGAAAATGACGCTGAATTATCTTCTCTCCTAAGTGCTACAGAAGATGATGGCAAAATATATCCATTATTCACTGAAAGTAATAACACTTGTTTAGTTTATACTGATGCCATTGTGAGCGGTGGAGATGTCAAAGAAAACAGGCTAGAATTCAGAATCATAACTCGATATTATGATACTATGACTACTTTGGAAAAAAGACTTAATAAACTTTTAGATATTAGAGAATATGAACAAGGTTTTAGGTTTGAAGATACAAGTATATTAAAATCCTCTCTAATTGGTGGTGGCACTCTGACGGATGATGCTACTCACACAATAGAGAGGATTTTAATTTATAGAATTTTATGGAAGCAATAATGGAAGCGAGGTCAATATAAATGGCAGATGAAGTAATTTTAGGTTCAGGAAAACTATACTTAGTGGAATATACAAGCACTATCCCAACTGATGGATTATTAGAGGTGGTTGGAAACAGTGTAGGCAAAATAAAAGGTGGAGCTTCGTTAGAATATAAGCCCACTGAGTATGAAGTTGTAGATGATAATGGTGAAGTAATCAAGCGGTTTATCACAAAAGAAGAAGCGACATTCAAATCAGGTATTTTAACATGGAATTTATCAAACCTTGCAAAACTATCTCCAGGCACACTAACAACTGCTACTGGATTAAAAACTTTAAAGATTGGTAGTGCCAGTAAATCATTGACAAATCATGTACTTAGATTTGTTCATACCAAAGATGATGGCAAAGAGTTGAGAATTACTATGATTGCTACAGCAGGTAATGGTTTTGTTCTTACTTTCGCGGGCGATAAAGAGACTGTAGTTGATGCAATGTTTAAAGCAATTAATCAAACAGATGGAACATTAGTCGAAATTAAAGAAGAGATTTAATTAAGATGAGGGTGGAGGTTATCCACCCAATAATCAAATTGGGGGAAATTAAAATGGCGAAAATGTTGGATTTAAGTGTATTTACAGAACAAACATTTGATATTAGGTTTGCGAAAGATGATATATTGCATGTCAAAAAACCGACTGAAGGAATCGCTATTAAAATCTTATCACAAGCTGACATTAAAAGTGACGATATGACAGTCATTGAGATGTTAGATATTACCAAGGATATGACTCTAACCATATTAAACAACAATAACGAAGGCAGAATATATAATGATAAATTTGTATCTGATAAATTACCTTTGAATTTACGATTGGCTATCATCCAAGGATATAGTGAATTTATGACTGAGCTTGAGCAAAACCCAAACTCATAATCCCTACTGTACCCAATTATAGTAACAGTGGGGATTTTGATTTATTGGAGTATATTATGTATCGGATCAGAATGGTTTGTAAATACACAAATATGAAGCAAACTGAAGTTTTGGAAATGCCACATGATTTATTTTTGGCTAATTTTAAATATGCTTTCATTGAAGATAAAATGTCTACAGAACAGGGTAGAGAGTATTTGAAACAAGCAAATAGATTACAACAAACAAAAGCAGATTACTCAAAATTGAAAACAATGAATGGTTACAAGCAAGAATAAATATGGTATAATATGTATTATATTGATAATATCATATTTATGGGAGGTTTGATAAGTGAAAAATTTAATTAGTATCTTATTGATCGTGTTGTTGTCTTTAACTTTAGGGGGATGTGGAGTTAAAACAGAAGCAAAACCATCTAAAAATGAAGTATCTGCTAAAGAAACTTCGACAAAAGTTGAGTCGAAAAAAGTATTGGTGACTGTCACAAAAGAAGATAGAACAAAAGAAGATAAATGGGATGAATTGGAAGATGGAAAAGAACTAGTTTTACTATATGTTAAGATTGTAAATAACACTGACAAAGAAATCCAATTCAACCCTACAGATATCACAATAGAAACTTCAGCAAAAACCTTGTATGATTCGGACAAAAAACCAAAAGGTGAAGAAACATTAAGTCTTAAACACATAGCTTCAGGCGAAACCCTAGAAGGAATCATCCCTTATGAAATTAATGTTGGCGAAACATATAAAACTTATTACAAATCAGACAGAATAAACTAAAGCACTTTTCAAAGAACCTTTTTATGAGGTTCTTTTTTATTGTCTTTTTTAAGGGGAGGTGAAAAATATTGGCAATGATAGATTTAGGTGCTTTAGGATTCGATTTGCTTCTCAAAAAAGATGGTTGGAACAAAGACTTTAAAGAAGCAGATAACGATGTAGAAACTCACCAAAGTAAATGGAAAACTATGGCTGGCAATATTGGTGGTGGAATAAAAACTGCTGTAGTTGGTGGAATTGCTGCAATTGGTGCTGCTGTAGTTGGAATGGGTTTAGCAGGTGCAAAATCTACTGATGAATTAAATAAAGCTTTAAATGGACTACAAGCAGAGACTGGTACAGCAGACGAGGCCATGAAGGGTATGAAGGATTCAATCTTAAATATCTACAATGGTAATTATGGAGAATCCTTTGAAGATATAGCGAAGTCTATGGCAGAAGTAGGAAAAGCCACAGGACTCACAGGAAAAGAATTAGAAACAGCTACCACTAATGCACTAACTCTAAGAGATACGTTTGGTATGGAAGTTACAGAGAGCATGAAAAGTGTCAATCAACTTATGGATCAATTCGGTTTGACTAGTGATCAGGCTTTTTCAATGTTAGTTCAAGGAAGTCAAAAAGGGCTCGATTCTACAGGCGAATTAAATGACTCAATTATGGAATATTCCGTACAATTTGCAGGACTTGGACTAGACGCTTCAGACATGTTTAATGCTTTCAAAAATGGAGCAGACGCAGGAGTCTATTCGGTTGATAAAGTTGGAGATGCTTTTAAAGAGTTTGGAATTAGAGCAAAGGACGGCTCTAAAACATCAATGGATGCTTTTTCAGTTCTTGGATTAAATGCTGATGAATTAACACAAAAGTTTAATGCAGGGGGAACACAGGCCAAAGAAGCATTTCAACAAACTGCAAAAGCACTATCAGAAATGACAGATCCAGTTGCCCAAAATACAGCAGGTGTGTCATTATTTGGAAGTATGTGGGAAGATGTCGGAGTAAAAGGCGTATTAGCTATGACTAATACCAAAGGTGAAATTGATAAGACAAAAGATTCTTTGTCGAAAATCAATGAAATTAAGTACGATACTTTTGGTGAAGCTGTAACTGGT